CTCCACCTGAGCCAGCTATTCATTCTATAGCTGCTGAAATAATGGCAAATTCTATGAAAGAAGCATGGCATGAAGTTAGTAAGAACCTAACTATTAAAGACCTTCCAATGCCTGTTAAAGTTCGCGGCGGTTATCACTTCGGCGATATTGAAGCAGGTTCACACACATTTGAACTAAAGGTAGATTGATATGTTTAAAACAGTAGGAGTTAAATACCAACGTAGTACACAAGTATACACATTCATGACAGAGTTTGATTGTGAAGTTGGTGACAAAGCAGTTGTATTAACTGGTGGTAGCTGGAATGTAGTTACTATTGTAGAAATACATGATAAGCCTCAGTTAGACGGTGGTTATGGTTATACATGGTTAGTTGACATTGTTGACCGTACTGAGTATGATGCTTGCGTAGCTAAGGAGCATGAAGGTGCCTAGTCAGTATGAAACAGATTATGTTGAGTTGGTCGCAGATATAATGATTAACGGTGATGAGCGACCAACTCGTAATCACCCTACGAAAGCTGTGTTCGGTAGAATGTTAACAGTTCACGAATTAACATATGGTGAGTTTCCTATCTTGCAAGGTCGCAAGATGTATCCAAAAGGTATATTTGGTGAGTTAGCTGCATTTCTTAAAGGTCCTAAGTCTGTGCAAGATTTCAAAGATGAAGGTTGTAACTACTGGGATAAGTTTGGAGATGCAAATGGATTACTTCATGTTGACTATGGTAATAGCTGGCTTGATTTTAACGGTGTTAATCAGCTGGAAACTGTACTCACTTCACTCGCAGAAGATCCTAACGGACGCAGACACATTATATCTGGTTGGCGCCCTGATAATATTAGTAACCTTACTCTCCCTTGTTGTCATCTTTTATACCAATGGTATGTTAATGGAGACACGCTGGAAATGATATGGTACCAACGATCAGTTGATACTATGATTGGTCTTCCATCAGATGTAGTTCTAGCAGCAGCTTGGAATATACTAATGGCTGATCAATTAGGTTTACAACCTGGTAAGTTAGTATTCATGCTTGGTGATACTCATATTTATAAATCACATACAGAAGCCGTAGCAGATTATTTAGACATAATTAGGTATACTGATGACACTTGTCCACAGTACTTGAATGAAGGAACTTTAAGTAATTTCACTAAAGATTCAATTAGTATTATTGGTTACAACCCATATGCACCTATAGGATTTGAATTACATGATTGAGAAACACAGAACTGACAGAATACAAAATACTCTTGCTGAACGTGAAAAACAGCATGGTCCTTTTATTAAACACTGCGATATAGAAATTAAACTTCGTCGCATATTAGAAGATGAACTACGAGGTAGTTGCTTAACTGATATTCAGTATATTGGTCTTAGCATGATTATACATAAAATAGCACGTATACTTAATAGAGGCAATAATCATTCTGATACATGGCATGACATTGCTGGTTATGCAACTCTTGTGGAGCAGAGTATCTTAGATGAATAAATGGAACCTACGTTACTTCAGTTTAGCACTTGAAGTAGCTACATGGTCTAAAGATCCTGACAAGCAAGTAGGAGCTGTATGTGTTTCGCCTGACAAGCGAAGCATAGTCACAGGTTATAATGGCTTTCCTGTTGGGATTGATGATGATGAGGATGCTTTAAACAACAAAGCATTGAAGAACAAACTAATGGTACATGCAGAAGCAAACTGCATAGTCAATAGCGACTCATTACTACGTGGCTGGACTATGCATGTAACTAAAGCTCCGTGCCTTAGTTGTGCTAAGCTTATCATTAATGCTAGAATTAAACGTGTTGTTTGTCCCTCTCCAGGTGGATCTTGGGAAGATGAACAACTATTTGCAATTGGTCTTCTCAAGAAGGCTGGAACAGAGGTAGAATTTTATGAATAGACAAGAGCATATGCAATGGTGCAAAGACAGAGCTTTAGAGTATGTAAATGCTAATAATACTGATGAAGCGTTAGCATCTATGATGAGTGATTTAGGTAAGCATGAAGAGACAAAAAGTTCTGCAAGTATTTGTATGCTAGGAATGCAATATATAGGTAATGCAGATGGCATGCGTAAATTCATTAATGGTTTTAATTAAGGATTACTATGAGTGAGGCAAATGTAGAAAAGAACAAAGTACAACCAGAGGCTAGTGACAAGATTGTGCTAAGACCATCAAGCTTAGATGAGTTTGCGCAATGCCCTCAAAAGTGGTTTCGTACTTTTATTAATGGCGAATCATCCTATGTTAACAGTAGAGCAGCAATTGGAACTGCAATTCATGCTGGTGTTGAAAACATGTGGAATGATTGTATTCAAGTAAAGACTAAGATTGTAAGCAAAGGTTCAATGGCTGATGCAGCAATGGAAGCTTGGAAGGAAGAAGAGCAGAAAGGTATGCAATATGACAGTGGTGAAACTCAAGGCACATGTGCTAAAGAGATCATTACAGGCATGGATGTATACGTTGATGACATCGTACCTTGGGTTGATATTCCAACAGCTGTTGAAACTAGATTTACAGTCGATATTGATCACAAGATGGTTGAAGGCATATCAGGTCTAATGGACTATGTAGATGAAAACAAAGGTATTATATCTGATGTTAAAACTGGTAAGAGAAAGCATAATGTAGCTAACTCATCTACACAGCAATCTATCTATAAGTACTTAGCTGAAGAGAATGGTATGAAAGTTAATTGGAGTACTATTCAAAATGTAGTCTTAAAGGCAAAGCCTGAAGGGCATGTCATGGATTGTGATATAAACATAACTAAAGCTAAGTCACTTGTTAATAGTTTGCTAGATACTTTAGATGTGTACTTAACTGACAAAGTTGATCCTCAGATATTATTTAGAGGTAATTCTAAGTACTGGTTATGCTCACCTAAGTATTGTGCTTATTACAATAGCTGTAAATTTGTAGGTAACTAAAATGAACGTGATCGGCATTATAGCTTTAATTGCACTATGTGTAATGTGGCCACCACTTGTACTAGTACTAATAGTGTTATATTGGTTAGGTTCATGAAACCATACGAGCATCAGTTAGAGTTAGCCAATGAAGGCTATGACATTCTTAAAGAGCACATGATAGTGTATCTTGCTACAGAAGAACGCACAGGAAAGACTCTTGCGTCTATTATGATAGCAGAGATGTGTGACATACGTACAGCACTAGTCTTAACTAAGAAGAAAGCAGTTGATGACTGGAATAGTACTCTAGCGCAGTTCCCACATGATAAGAAGTATACGGTTACTAACTACCATCAAGTCGGTAAGTTTGGTAGACATGATCTTCTGATACTGGATGAGTCACATAACTATATCAGTGGTTGTCCTGATCAGCCTGCAATGCATAAGATCATACAAGGGTGTGTTAGTCATCAAGTACCTATAATCTACTTGTCTGCTACTCCGCATGCCCAAGGCTATCAGATGCTGTATCATCAGTTTGCACTTAGTTCCTGGTCACCATGGCGTAGGTACAATAACTTTCGCCATTGGTTTAATGACTATGGTATACCAAGTACTGTGTGGGTTAACTCACGTGAACGTGCTGTGTATACCAAGACTCAAGAGCAACGTATTATTAATGATGTAAAACACTTATTCATTACTAAGACGCGTAAAGAACTTGACTTCCCTCATGAACCTATTGATCAGCTTCATTATATAGAATTACATAGTAGTACTAAAGACATTTATAATGAGCTGATAGAGCATAAACTATGGGAGTTTGATGACACTTGGACGCTGGTATGTGATAGTCCAATGAAATTACGGACGTCATTACATATGTTAGAAGGCGGTGTGGCTAAGATAGAGGACAATTATCTTCCATTATGTAATTATGAGAAGATTGATTATATCTTGGCCAAATGGGGCGATACAGAAGACCTTGTGATCTATTATCAATACATTGCAGAAGGAGCTAAGCTTAGACACATGTTCAAGAAAGCCACAATCCTTCAAGGCACTTCTTATGCAGAAGGTATTGACTTAGCTCACAAAGAGACAATTATCATTTACTCACAAGACTTCTCTACCGCACGTCATTCACAACGTAGAGCAAGACAAGCTGCTATGCATCGTGATAAACCAATTACAGTACATTTCTTATTAGTTAAGAAAGCTGTGAGTGAGCAAGTATACAATACAGTTTCTATTAACAAACAAAACTTCGTCGATTCAGTATTTGAAAGGAACACATTATGAAAGTACCTAAGATTCCGCTTAAAGCAATGAAAGCTAAAGAAGTACCATTAGATAAGCTTGAAGTAGCAATGAGCAAAGAACTATATATAGCTCAGTTAAAGTATGATGGTGTTAGGTTGATTCTAACTGTAACTAACGGTAACCCAATGTTCCGTACTTACGCTGGTAGCATAGTACCACTGCCTAAATTAGAAGCACAAGTGCGTGCGAGTAAAATTGATAACATAATGGCAGATAGTGAAATAACTATACAAGGCGGTCGTGTTGGTACTCGTCCAATTGTTTCTGGTATGATTAACTCTGCTATGCATGGTGGACGCATTAATGAATCATTACTTAGTGTTAATTTATTTGACAGTATGTATATAGGAGACTTTGTTACTCAAAGATGTACACAGCCGTATGACGAACGTTATATTAATACAATTATGTTTAGTGTTCAAACTGGTTTTCCAGCAGCTGCTAATATGCCAGTACGTAATACTAAAGAAGTTACTGAACTAAGTGAGCAGCTATATAATGATGGCTATGAAGGATTAATACTTAAACCACGTACTCACTTATATACATTTACGCGCTCACCTAAATGGGTAAAGATTAAAGAAACTAAGACTGCGGATTTGTACTGTACTGGCACTACTGAAGGTACAGGTAAGTATGAAGGTATGATTGGCGCTCTTGAGTTAGAAGGTATAGTAGAAGGTAAGGCAGTTACAGTTAAAGCTGGTTCTGGTATGAATGACAATCAACGTGCAGCAACACCATACTTCTATCTACACAGGACTATTGAAGTTAAGTACAATAGTGTCATTCAAGATCAGCGTACCGGTGAATGGTCACTGTTCCTACCAAGATTTAATGGTGTAAGGATTGACAAGTGACCAGCTTTATTGCAACACCAGACACTCGCACTGACTGTTATCCATGGAGACCTATGGACAATAGAGAGAAACGTGCAGCATGGGCGCTTAAGTACTATTTGCATTACGAACCGTACACTCACCCTATGACGGAGATTAAGGACGATGAAAGAACAAGCAATACAAGCTAAGGTACTGAAATTCTTAGAGAAGCAAGGGTTCATTACAGCTAAGGTAATATCAGCTAACAAAGCTGGCATACTAGATATAATAGCATGTGAGGACACTGGCAGATATTGGGAAATAGAAGCAAAGACGCCCGTTGGGAAGGCGTCTAAGCTTCAGGAGCATAGAGTCAAGCAGATACTAGCAAATGGTGGAGTATCTTTTATCTTCTACGGTTACAATGACTTCCTAGTTAAGTTTAATGATAGTACCATCCTCAAGACCAATAGCAATATAGCCCTTATTGATTAGTCTTGCTCTATCTGTTTTACTAAGATTAGCTAAGTTAGTACCATCTTTAACTATTGCACTAGCAATATTATTAGCAGCTACACGATGAGCTGGTATACTTTCTACTTCTTTAGCACCTTCACTAGCTTTAGCAGTAAGTTTACCATTATTTCTATACACTTTTATTTTAACATCTACTTTACCTGCATGCTTATCAGCTGCAGCTTGAGCGGATAATCTTTTAATTGCTCCAGTAAGAGCTGCATCACCTTTAGCAGCATCTAATGCCAACTGAACATTAGTTGGGTCTAATGGTTCTTTAAGTAACTTAGTAGCAATTCTAACTAATGCAGAAGCATCACCTCTTGAAGTACCAGCTAATGTAGAAGCTTTATTGAAGATTGTACTTGCAATGGCAAATTGTGCTCTAGTAATAGGATTAGTTGTTAAGTAACTAGTAAATGCATCTTCTGTGATCGCGCCTCTTGCTGCAACAGACAGACGCACATCATTCTTATACACTTCACCAAATTGCTCAGCTATTTCTCTAATAGCTTTTGCTTCTGGCCAAATAAATTCAAAGCGTCTTAATTCTTCAGCTAACTGAGGAAACATAATTGCTTCAAAGCCTTGACCTTTATTATAGGTATATTTTTCAACTAACCTGTTCATTACTAAAGCTTCTACTTTAGGTTGTATTTCTAATGGCAACTGTCTAACAAATGATTGATATGAACCATCTAAAGATCTACCAAATTTAACTAAAGTATCAGCTACTTTATCTTCGTCTAATCCAGAAGCATAATACTCACTGCCTTCTTTTCTGGTTAGTGTTCTATATAAGCCTGTCTTTTGCAGCTCACGCATCTCCTTAGCATCCATTAGAGCTGCCCAGTAATTATCAAGCCACTCTGCACCTCCTGGACCCATACGTTTGGATACAGCTTCTATCTCTTGATCTATGCTTGTTAGCATATTATTCAGCTTATCCCTAGTATATTTAGGATTTCTAGGATCATCGAATAACTGCTGTACTTTATCACGAAAGTCTAGTAAACCACCAAAAGAACGGTCAGTTGATTCTAAGTTAAGTCTTTCTAATTTATGAGCTACAGGCATACCATCAACAGCAGGTATTGAACCATCATATAGCTGGTTGATATAATCTTCTTTCATATTGAACCCATAACCAGGTTCATACTTAACTGTCTTAACTTTATTAGCAAACTGTGGAAGTACGTTAGCTTTATTGTTTACACTATATCCAGCAGGTGTTAAGTCATTACCAGCTTGTTTTACTTGAATAAGATTAGTTTCAGTTTCTTCAACCCATCTAGGTATAGCTTCTAGTAAATCATTTACTGTTTGTTTCTTACCATGTACATTTAATAAATCTTCTGTTACTTTACCCATCATAATTGCACGTTGATGAATATCATTACCAATAACAGCACCAGCTCCTGGATTCTTAGTAGATATACCTCTAACTATTTCATCTCCACCATATCTAGTAACTGGTATAATACCAATAGCTTGTTCCATTTCTTTCTTGGCTTCAGTTTTAACATACCTTCTTGGGCTATACCAAGAACGTGTTAAAATAGGCGCAGATTTTCCATTTTGTATTTCCCATTTTGCAACAATTTCTTTCATCTCTGCCTTAGTAAGACCGGTCATTTTACTAAGTATATCAAAAGCACCTGTTACATTACCGTCAATTAAATGATTATAAGCTTTTAATAAATACTTTACAGGCCAACCACCTACATAACCAAGAAGATGACCAGCTACTTCACCGACTATAGCGAGTTCAGCAGCACCAACAGCTCTATCAAAAGTTGTTTTCCAATTAAAATCCTCATGCTGTTTAATATTAACTTCAGCTTGGTCAATTAGTGAACCAGTTACAGCACCTGCTATTGTCCAACCACCTATAGTACCCCATCTTACATATCTTAAAGCTGGAATAGGTATACCATTAACCCAACGTGTCATTTTATTAGCTTGTTGAGCACCGTATATACCACCCATTAGCATTCCAACATCTTGGTACTTCTCACCAGCCATTTGTTGCAATACTCCTGGTGTTGCTTTCCAATACAGTAGTTCACCAGTTCCAGGATCTGGTAACTTAACGTACCATTCATCTGCTTCTAATGTCTGCTCACCTATCTTTTGGCCTTTACCAAACTCTAGTGTTAATCCAGCTTCATTACCTTTCTCAACAACAAAATCATGTAACTTTTTCTCTTCTTGGTTACGCCATGCTGCTGCATACGCATTACCAAAGCCAGAAGCCATGAAAGAGAATATTTTCCAATTGTCTTTTAAGTTAATATAGTCAGCTGTTTCACCTCTAATATCAGATAAGCTTAATAGCTCCTCATTAACCTTTTCTTGGTACTCAGCATACTTCTCTGGATTCTCTTTCCAGAATGCTTCTTGATATATCTCATCAATGCCACTAGGAGTGCTAGGATCAACTTCCAGTTCAATAGCTAGCTCTTTAATAGTTTCAGGAGACAGCTCTTTATATGTAGGACCTCTTTGCGACATTTCTGACTTTGGTAATTGTGATAATAGTGCTACAGTTTGGCCAGTACGATCATCACTTCGTGGTCCTTCATGCTTAGCAAATGTAGATGGATCCATACCATTAATCTTATTTGCAAACTTCTTTTGCTTGAATGCATCAATCTGTTCTTGTGGTGCACCATCCTTTATCATCTTTTCTTCCCAAAGTGACTCTTCAGTCTCTGGTATAGATTTCTTAGCTAAATAAGCTGCTATCTGCTCAGTAGGCGCACCATTCTTTATTTGCGCGTTTATCCAGTCATCTTCATTAGTGCCAGCATATAAATTAACAGTAAATGCAGAAGCTGCAACACCAACAGCAAGTTTCTTATTACCACTTGGCTTAGGAGCATCTGGTATAAGCATCTTTAGGTATCCATCTTCTTCTATAACATCAGCATCAAACCTTCTAGCTACAGCTTTAAAGGTATTATACATGTCGCCACCTTTACTGTAGTTTCTTGCCACGCCAGGACCACGATTTAATGCGCCAATTCCTTCTGGATTAATAGTAAGCCAAACTTCTTTTTGGCCATTGTTAATAGCACGTACTACTTCTTCTTGAATACCTTGTTTCATCCAAGGTACGTCTAACTTATAATCTTTATTGTATGGAAATTGCTCAAGAGGTTCTAGCTTTTCCATGCCTTCCTTAATCTTTTTATCAAAGATTTTAGTAGCATCGTCAATTGCTTCTCTAATAGGCGCATCAGGATATAATTGTTGTAGAACATCTATGCCACTAGACTCTCCTCTTTTAATACTATTATTTATTGTTTCAGCTACACGTACTGCTTCTTGATCAGAATAATTTCCATTAGGTGCTATTTGTCTAACCTGTCCTGCTGTAACTTGTTTATGGTCAGGCAATAGAGTATCTATAATTATACTATAAAAATCATCAGCATTCTTAGCGCCTTTGTATGGTTCAAAAACTGTACCATGTTTATCACTAATCTCTTGAAGAGTCTCTACTACTGCATTAGAGTTTAATTCTCCTTCTTCTTTAGTAACGCCGTTGCCTGTAACAATACGAGCTCTACGCTCTTCTGGTGAAACTCTTAATCTCTGTGATTTTCTGTGTGCATCACTATCAGCTTCTTGTACTCTACGTATTGCACGTTGGTAGTTATATTCTATATCTTTAGCTTGGTCTATGATGTCACGTACTTGAGGATTAGTTAAACCAGTTTTAGCGGATATTTCTTCTACTACTTCAGTAGACCCTTCAAGAAACTGTCTGTTAATATTTTCTCTAGCTAATCTGCTGTCAGGAAAATTAAGTACTTCTATAAAGTTATATGCCTCTGGTGAATAACTAGTTTCATTTACTCGCAATCTATCAACTAATGTTTTTCTAATATCACTAATAACACTAGTACTACTAAATTCTATTTTCGTACCTAATTCTTCACTTATAGTTTTTTCAAGCTCTTTATTTACTCTACCTCTAACAGCTTGCACTTCTCCTACGTCATCCCATGTACTATTGCTACCTAAAATATCCCTATTATACATTTCTGGCGTAAAATCTCTTCTCCACCTAGCAACAGCTCCGTTTCTCTTTTTAGTTAGTGAATTTTGTATATCTGACTGTATTTCCATAATACGAAGCACCCAAGATTTTGGTGAATCTGTACGTGTATGGAATACACCATTTTGACCTTCTGGAATGTGTCCAATTTCTGTATAGTTAAGTCCTTTAGTATTTACTGTAGGATTCTCATAAACCCTAACAGCATAAGATGCTCTATCAGTATCTGGTAAAATAGCTGTGTCCATATTATGGCTAAATTCATAACGTGTTTGACCAGTTACTAAAGCATCTAAATCAGCTTTCATAGCTGTAGCTTCAGCTATTTCATCTTCAAGTTGTAATATAGTGTATTCCTGGGCAGCAGGATAATCACTTTCCATTAAAGCATCTATTTCATGCTTCTGCGTTTCAATAAATGTATCAATGTTCTCTGAAGTAAAGTCTGCTTCATCATACTTATTGCTTTCTAGTAGTGTATCCCAACGATCAGCTTGTTCAGGGAAAGCTGCTCGTCCGTCAGATGGTATTGGTTTTTGTAGTTTTGCTTTTAATGTGTGTGCTCTGTCTAGTAACTCCTCATATCCTTCACGCTGAAAAGACATTTCAGCATTCATTTGCGCTTCTTCAAACCGATAAATTATAGAGTCTATATTTTCTTTAGTAAATTCTGTAGTACCAATATCCATACCAGCTTCGTCTAATAGACCTGTAAAATCATCAAAGTCATCTCTGCTAAGTGTGCTAATATTGTACTGTTCTCTCATATCAGCTATTATTGCTTCTTTAAGCTTAGTAGCTTTTTCTATAGATTCCCTAGAGTTAGCTATTTCAGCTATATCCCACTGATTAGGTTCTGGTACATGCATATTTGTGAATTGTATTTGTTGCTCATGATATTTAATAAATTCATTTATGCTTTCAATATTTGTAGTTTGACCTACTGCGTCTTCTGGATCATTGACATCACCTATAGAATTACGAAGATTACGCCACTCTTCATGAAGATTTTGAGGTGGGTAATAGTCGCTAATAGCTTCGTTTTTAACTGGTGTACCACGAAACTCACGTACCTCGTACTTATCACGCCTGTTCTTAAGATCTTCAAGCAGTCGCTCTGGGTCATAAGTTTTAGAGACTCTTAGTTTCTCAGCTACACCTGACTGCTCAATTTCAAGATTCTGTACAGGGCCTTTTAAGCTACTAGCTATTTGCTCTGAAGGTAATTCACCCTTTGGTAATTTCATCAACCTTTCTTCTAAAGCTGATTTAATAATTACTTTTGCACTTTTACCTGCAGTTACTAAAGTACTCATGCTGGCGCCTCATTAGTATTAGTTGGAAGTTTATTTTGTTGGCTCATGTTTTTACTGTCATCGCCACCTGATGGGTTAGCACCAGATGTTCCATGAGCAAGTTGAGCTGCACCTTCTTCAGTTGCTACATCACCACTTATCATTAGTGCTGTGTCTTCAAATATTCTAGCAATCTCAGGAGAGTATTTAGT